ATGCGGGCGTGGCAGTTGAGCAGGGGCTCAAGGGCAACATGCCTATGTGTCTAACGTACCTTGGCTACGCGTTTGCAAACGTCGGCCTGTACAAACTAGCGAGTTGATTATGATCTCAGAAGTTGACATTAAAGATTTTGACTACATCAATGTAGAGACAGTCAAAGAGAACGAGGACGGGTCCTGTGAGTGCACCATTAACATGGGCCCACTGGCAACAAGGTACCTGCTAAATTTTGCGTTCATTGGCGTGCTCAAAACCGCCATTGCCGAAGGCAAAATGTTGACACCAAAGGAGTGATATGACAGACAACGAGCGCATGCAATACGAAGCCAACCTAAAGAAGTTACCGCCTGAGAAGGCGGCACAATGGACCGAGGAGGTCAGGGAGGCGTGGTTACGTGTGCGACGGGCGAGAAAGGTGTGGCGCGCAACGCGCACACCCGCCACACGTTGTCTAGGGTCAGTCAAAGAGGACGGGCGCCTGACGCCCCTCTTCATTCAAAACACAGAGTACGTGCGCTACGAAGAAGCGTGGATCGACTACTGTGAAAACTACCAACCTAAGTACATTTTTGAAGAGCGCGCACGTGCGGGCGAAGATGACGACGACTATGACTGGAGCAAGGCATGATTTATATTTTTAGTCCTGAAGAGTGTGCTTCTATAGTTTCAGCTTTTGACGGCACAGAGAACAAAGTAAACGAAGACTCCCAAAACTATTACAAAAATAGTGAGGGACTGTATAACCTGCCCGCCACACTGGCTTACGCGGACCGCATAACCAAACAGGTTCAAAAATACTACCCAAAAGCAACATTTGTAAATAGCTACACGCGTGTTTACAAAAGAGGAAGCTATCTTAAAATTCACACCGACCGCGAAGGTTTAGACATAACGTTGAGCGTGTGTGTAGAAGATAAAAACAACCTTGAATGGCCTTTGTATATCAGTGCAAAAAAGTACGAAAGCAAAGAGTGGGATAGGTCAACAGACGACACAGAATTTAAAAATCAAGCCTTTGGAATTGTGATTCCTGTAGGTCAGGGCGCGATGATGGAAGGAAGGAAACACCCACACTGGCGTGAAGAGTTGTTGTGTGGGGAATCGCAAAGATCAATTTATGTGTTTTACCACTGGTCGGTGGAAACCAAAGCAAAAGACAAATCAATCACATTGTTGAAATCTACAGTTCCTGACGCGACTGTGTTCGGTAATTTTTTAGACCGGAATGAATGTCAAGAAATCATAAACCACGCAAGCGCTAAGTTAGTTGCGTCGCAAGTGGTGGACGATAAAAACGGAGACTGGGTTTCACACGAGGGACGCACGAGTTCAGGCATGCACTTTTTAATTGGTGAAACACCACTGATTCAAAAAATTGAACAAAGAATTTCAGACCTGACCGGCATCCCTGTAGAAAACGGCGAAGGCATACAAGTTCTTCGTTACGAAAAAGGGCAACAGTACAAACCGCATTTTGATTATTTTCCGGAAGATAAAGAAGGATCAGCAACACACATTAAAAATGGGGGCCAACGAATTGCAACATTTTTAATGTACCTGAACACACCTGAAAGTGGAGGAGCAACTATTTTTCCTGACGCAGGGTTAGAAGTTCATGCACGAGAGGGCAACGCTTTATTGTTTAGATACAACACACCAACAGAAGACACTAAAACGCTTCATGGTGGCACACCAGTAGAAGCCGGTGTTAAATGGGTTGCCACAAAATGGTTACGTGTCAATGAGTTTAAGGAGCAAGCAAATGAAAGCCATACTTGAGTTCGAGTACCCTGACGACGAGGACAAACTGCGGTACGCACTGCACGGGCAGGACGCGATCTTTGCACTGTTGGACATATCAGAACAACTGCGCCTACACTACAAGTACGAGGCAGACGGCAAAGAAATAATGGCCAACATAAACGAGTTGGTGATCGAGGCTTTAAAAATGTGTCAGGAAATGGGATGAAAAAAATAATTTACGCAATCTATTTATTTGGCGCTATATTGGCGTCGGTGGTAGGGTATTTTTTAGACCCCATCACAGCACTGGCCATCGTTCTAATCATGCCTATGGTGGTGATCACCATAATGGAAATGCAGGGGCTTGTACAATTTGGGTACCACGAGATGGAAGACAAAGACAGCGTGCTCGGCAAAGCATCACGCGAGGACCTGACAGCCGAGGAGGCCGCGGAGAAGTACGGGCAGGCGGTCATTAACGAGATGGACGAGCAGATTAAAGAGACCGAATTAGGGCTCATGGAAATGAAGCAGGCGCGGGAAACAGCGTACGACACACTGAGAGGTGTCAAAAAATGATAAACTACTCACCAAACACAAAGGCGCAAACACATGAACAAACCAACAGCACTAGCGGTTCAATTCGAGAACATCCCGATCAGCCTGAAGAAAATCTCCCGTTGGGTGCTATGGAGATTGGTCGAGGTTGGGGAAGGGTCGAACAAGCGGTGGTCAAAGTTACCACTGCAATCAAATGGGTCGTCAGCAAGTTCCACAAACCCAACAACATGGTGTGACTTTTTACATGCACAAGAAGCTTATCAAACTGGTCGCTTCGATGGCGTTGGCTTTGTCTTTGACGGCAGTGACGGCATCATGGGCATTGACTTGGACGACTGCATGGATGCCGTTCAGGGTCCAACGTCTCTTACGCCTGAAGCGCAAGCCATTAAACACGCAGTCTTGGGGTACGCAGAGGTAAGCCCCTCAGGCACCGGCATCAAAATATTCACACGCGCACAGTTAAATGCGGCGCACGTAGACCACGAGAAGGGTCTCGAAATCTACCCCAAGGGCCGTTACTTTACAGTGACCGGCCACACACTTGGTGGCGCGGTCCCTGAGGAAGAGCAAGACCTACAGCACATCGTGCCTGCACGTCGCAGTTACCGCTCTGGTGACTCGTTTGCAGACTACAGCCCACCACTCGACGGGTGGGACTTAGCACGTGTGGAGACCGACCTGCTGACACAGTTAGACCCCGACTGCGGGTACACAGAGTGGTTGGCAGTGGGCATGGCCCTGCACCACCAGTTCGGTGGAGACTACGAGGCACTGGAGTTGTGGGACCGGTGGTCTGATAACGATGGAGCCTGCGCGTCATACGCGGCAGGACAGTGCGCGGCCAAGTGGGACAGCTTCGGCGGCACAGGAGGCACCACACTGCGCTCACTGGTGTTCAAGGTCAACAAGGCCAAAGAGGCCGAGGTGGTGGCCAACGGCGAGAAGGTGCTCACAGGCGGTCCATTGAACCACGCTAAAGAGTTCTTGGCCAGTCAGTTCACCTGCGAGGAAGGCACGTCACTCACGACATACGCGGGTGACATGTTCCAGTACAAGGGCACGCACTACCAAGACATTGAAGAGGCCACAGTGCGCTCCATGCTGTACACGTTCTTGGACCGGTGCAAGAAGTACGACAAGAAGCAGAACCTGATGCCGTTCAACCCAACACCTGCGCATGTGTCGTCGATCCTAGACGCGGTGCATGCAGTGACCCACCTGCCCAACACGGCCAACACCAAACCACCGGTGTGGCTTGAGGGGTACGGCAAGGACAGACCAGACCCAAGCAAGTTGGTGTCGCTTGAGAACGGCATTTTTCACACCGAGCAAAACGTGTTGATCCCACACAGTTTGGGTTTCTTTACGCAGAACAGTTTGCCGTTTGCATACGACCCCGAGGCCCAGTGCCCAACGTGGGAGAAGTTCCTGCAAGACGTGTGGAACGACGACCCAGAGAGCATTACCTGTTTGCAGGAGATGTTCGGCTACATTCTGAGTGGTGATTCATCACAGCAGAAATTCTTTAACATCATTGGCCCCCGCCGGTCAGGCAAGGGAACGATCAACAAGGTGCTCGTGAGCCTCTTGGGGCAACACAACACAGTGGCGCCACAACTGGATGAACTATGCGACACGTTCGGTCTGCAACCATGGCTTGGCAAGTTACTCGCCTCATTTACGGATGCCCGTGCTCCGGAAAGAAATCGTGGTGCCGTTGTCTCACAGCTCTTGAGGATTGTGGGCGGCGACACAGTGACAGTGAACCGCAAGAACAAGGAAGCTTGGAGCGGTTATTTGCCGACGCGTATCGTGATCTACTCGAACGAGGCCTTGCAGTTGACGGAAAACTCCAACGCTTTGACGGGCAGGATGATTGTGCTAAAGATGAGCAATAGTTTCTATGGCAAAGAGGACACCATGTTGGCCGACAAGTTGGCCAAAGAGTTGCCTGCCATTTTTAACTGGGCCATTGCAGGACAACAGCGACGCATGGCACGCGACGGACAACGATTCCAACAACCAACAACAGGGCGCGAGTTACTGGAGTTGATGGAGGAGTTGGGTAACCCAATCGGGTCATTCGTTACAGACGCATTGGACTACGACCTAGACGCGCACGCGCTGAAGGACGACGTGTTCACATGTTGGCGCAAATGGGCGACTGCTAAAAACATACCGCCCGGAAGTGACATGGCATTCAAGCGCAGGTTTCTTGCGGCAACGCAGGACCACCGCGTCACAGCGACAAGGATTCGGATTGATGGTGAGTTGACTAACGTCTACCTTGGCCTCAAGCTGAAACCCAAAGCGCAGAAGTACGTAGACAGTATCAGCAACTTTGAACGCGAGGAGATATTTTGAGCGACACATATTTTCATGTTGACGTCGGATTCTTTCCGGTGCCTGTAAAGATGTGCTTTACACCCAAAGCGTTTTACAAGGTGCTGAAGGATCACGGCATCACGGCCCAACCGGAAATGGCGCCACTGGAGTTGGGCATCGCGGAGACACACAGCTTCTCTACAACCAAAGAGGCTGTTGTCATTGTGGTGTTCAACCTAGCTGAGTGCGTGGACAACGCGGCACTACTGGCCAGTGTGATAGCACACGAATCTACCCACGTGGTAGCGCGTATACTTGAGCACATCGGTGAGGACACAGAAGACTTTGGTGAAGAGTCCCGCGCGTACCTGACCGAATGGTTGGTGCGTCAAATGTTCACTGCCTGTTTAGTGGAGGTTGGCAAAATTGCAAAACGAAAAGAAAATCGAACAAAGGCTGGTAAAAAAGGTGAAGGAGAAGGGGGGCCTGTGCCTGAAGTGGGTAAGCCCGTCGACGACGGGGGTACCGGACCGGCTAGTGTTTTACAAGAGCAAGGTGATCCCAGTGGAGTTGAAAGACCCAAAGGGAAAACTAAGCGCGAGGCAAGAATTGATGCACAAGATTCTTCTGACCCATGGGGTGTTCACGCACGTCTTGGCAAGCGAGCAACAGGTCGACGAATTCGTTGAGGGTCTATGACAGACGACGAAGTACACGAGGCCAAAAAGCGAAACCACATTGCCAAAACAATGTTCAACGTTAAGCGACGCGCCAAGGAAGCTGGGATTCCATTTGAGTTGGATCACAAATACCTGTGCGCAATTGCGCCTGACTACTGCCCTGTGTTTAAGACCAAGATTCTTTGGGGGTTTGGACACTCAGGCACTGTGGGATCAAGTGGCCCAGACTCCCCAAGCTTGGACCGCATTATTCCAGAGAAGGGCTACGTGAAAGGCAACGTGGCATGGTTAAGCAACAAAGCAAACATGATCAAGTCCAACGCAACCCAAGAGGAGTTATACAAGGTTGCGGACTGGACACACGAAAAAATAAAGGAGGTAAATAATGGAGGTGCACGACCGCCCCCACTTGGCGACCCTGCAAATACCTACATCACTCGTCCAACGCGTCATCGCATTGTTAACGACGTTACAGCAAGGGAAAGAGCAGGCTACTGATGTTGACATTAAAAAATTTACACCCCTACCAACGGCGATTGGTGCAAGAGAGCAAGACTCAACCGCACATGGGCCTGTTCGTTGATATGGGGCTCGGGAAGACAATCACGGCACTGACAATACTCAGCCAACTTGAAGGCAAGACGCTGATCATTGGCCCAAAGGCCGTCGTTAAAAACGTTTGGAAACAAGAGGCACAAAATTGGACACACACAGAAAAGATGAAGTTTGCCCTGATCGTGGGAACACCACAGGAGAGGATGACAGCGTTGCGGAGCGATTCGAACGTGTATTTGATCAATGTCGAGAACGTGGTATGGCTTTTCGAGCAAGCCTCATTGCCTCGATGGAAAACATTAGTGATCGACGAATCAAGCAGATTCAAGAATCCATCCTCCAAGAGATGGAAGAGCTTGAAAGCACAATTGAAAAACTTCGAGCACAGGTACATCCTGACAGGGACGCCAACCCCGAAGTCGTACCTAGACCTGTGGACCCAAGTCGGCATATTGGATTTGGGCCAACGACTAGGGAAATCGATGACTTCATACAAGGAGAAGTTTTTCGAGCCCGAGACAAAAGATCGTAGGACTGGCATGGTGTGGAGTTGGAAGTTACGACCCAACGCCAAGGAACAGATCGACGCCTTGATCGGGGACATTTGCGTGTCGCTAAGAAAGGAAGATTACCTGACCATGCCACAGCGGCAGGACATTGTGCACACCATCGAATGGGAGAAGGCGGCCAAACAGGCCTACAACACCATGCGCAAGGAAATGGTGGTCGAGGTGGACGAGGAGACCCTCACCGCCGCGTCGGCCGGCGTGCTCACAGGCAAGCTACTGCAAATGACAGCAGGGTCGATCTATTCTGAAACCAAGGAGGTTATCCACATCCATGACACGAAACTGGAATACCTGACTGACATGTTGGAGGACACGCCAACGATCGTGTTCTACAACTTTAAACACAGCCTAAAACGGCTTCAGGGCGCGATTCCTGAGGCGGTGCTACTTGACCCTGACGACGAGAAAACAATCGCTCTGTGGCGCTCTGGTAAGGTCCCAGTGCTACTTTGCCACCCTAAAAGCGTGGGCATCGGCCTGAACCTGCAGTGCAACGTCGGCGATACGGCCCAGATCGTTTGGTTCGACCTGCCATGGTCCAGTGAAGACTACCTACAAGCCAACGCGCGCCTGTTTAGGCAGGGGCAAGAAAAGCCTGTAATTATTCATCACCTGACAATGCAAAAAAGTATTGACAGTCAGGTCATGGACGTGCTAGAAGGGAAGATCGATATGCAAAACGCGTTAATGAACGCGCTCAAACTTCAATGATCAAAGTAAACGCCACCATCCGCAGGCTTTCAGACGAAGAGCCGGATCCTCTTGAGCACGAGGATTCGTCCTCCGAACCTACCACCGGCGGCATGGGTTGGGCGCCGTGGGGGCCAGACACCATCCAAGACGTGTACAACGTCGTGGCGGAGAAGCTGACCCCACAACAAAGGGAAATCATTGAGGCGCACCTGTCAGGGTACAACTACCATGATCTGGCAGTGACCCAAAAATACTGGCGCTACCATTTTGCGGCGGCGGTTGCTAAGATACGAAAGGAGTTAAAATTGTGAACGGGTACATAGTAGAATATGTCAAACAAGGGTGGCCTACAATAGACATTCAGCTTGACGTTAAACATCCCACGTTTGAAAACGGGCAAGACGTGCTGTCAATCTGGCACTTTGAGAACGAAGACGAATGTGATTTCATACTGCGGGATTTACGCAGGTTTCGGGAACAGCAAACAAAAGGACACGCATAATGGCAAACGAAGCAACAAATTTATTAACGTCTTTGGGCGTAAAACCAAAAGAGCAACGCATTCAGGAAATGGCCGGAGCGGTGACACGATTAGTGGTAAACGAGGCATTACGTGAGGCAAAGGCCCGTGCACAGGTGAGAGACGCAAATACTCAGGTGCAGAAGGTCGAAAAGCCCTCGCAAAATGGGTAATTCTATATAGGAAAGGCCTTTTTAGGCCTTGAATATAAGGTATACACCATGGCAACGAAATCCAAATACGAGTTTAAACCGGAGATGTGCGACCAACTGATAGAGTTGGGCAAGGTAGGCGCGTCCCAAAAAATGATGTTTGCAAGCATTGGAATCACTTCCGGCGCCGCGCAGACGTTTAAGAAAAACCACCCAGAGTTTGCTGAAGCACTGGACATGGCCGTTACGCACAGCCAGAGTTTCTGGGAGACTATGTTATTGGCCAACGTCGAGAACAAGGCATTTAACAGCAGGGTGGCAGAGATTGCGCTTCGGGGCCAATTTGGCGACACATACCGAGAAGACCGAAACAGCAAAGTTGAAGTCAAGGCTGACGTCGTGTTGGATTTTTCAGGTGCAGTTACCGACCTGATTACGGCGCTTAAAAAAGCGGCCTGACAAACTGTCGGTACTTATTGATAAGTGCCGACATTTCGTAATATGAGGGAAAAGGTTTAGCGGCCCTGCTGATGCTCCGACATCAGATACCTCACCAAAAAGCCTCGGAGGGCACATCAATGAAAACTTGCGCAAAATGCGGAGAAATTAAATCTTTTGATCAATTTTATAAAGACCGCGCTAAAAAAGACGGATTAAGAAATTTTTGTGGTTTGTGCGACAGACAAAAATCCGAAACACGACGAAAAAATTTTCCCGATAAGGTGCGAAATGAAGTTCGAAACTCAAAATATATCAAAAAATATGGTATAACGGCCGTTGATGTAGAAAACATGCGAAACGTTCAAAACAACAAATGTGATATTTGTTACCAAGAGTTAAGAGGCGGAATTTTTACATGTGTGGACCACGATCATAAAACAGGCAAGGTCAGGGCTTTGCTTTGTAGAGGTTGTAATCTTGTGTTGGGAAACGCACAAGATTCAACACAGGTTTTATCAAATGCAATTTTGTATTTAGAAAAGCATAATTTGCTTTGTAACCAAGAAGGTAAGTAACTATGTCAGGTCATGCGCTTCTATCCCCCAGTTCCGCCTACAGGTGGATTGCTTGCACCCCCTCGGCACGCCTTGGGGAGATGATTCCCGAGCCAAAACGAAGGGGTGGGTTTGACCATGCAATGAATGGTACAACAGCGCATACTTACGCGGAAGCACAACTACGCAGGCACTATAAGCAGATCACCGCGGCAGAGTATAACGAGGCAGTTAACGCGGTCAAAGAAACAGAGTATTACAACGACGAGTTTGAAAGCTACGTTGCCCAATATGTGCTGTATGTGCGAAGCCAAATTGGTGCACAAGACGAACCACATTTTGAAGTCAAGGTAGATTATTCTGAATGGGTTACTGGAGGCACAGGCACAAGCGACGTAGTTGTTATTAGAGAAGATACCATTCACGTAATGGACGCAAAGTTTGGCGTAATGCGTGTAGACGCAAAAGAAAACGAGCAGATGAGGCTTTACGCGCTAGGTTCGTACGTCAAATTCAAAGAAACACACCCACACCTAAAAAATGTGGTGTGTACCATTGTCCAACCTCGAATCGACAACGTGTCAACTGAAGAGTTGACGTTAGCGGAATTGATTCAATGGGCTGATGACGTAGTCCGACCTGCGGCCAAATTAGCTTATGCAGGCAAGGGAGAATTTTTTGCGGGGTCTCATTGCCAGTTTTGCAAAGCCAAGTCACAGTGCAGGGCCCGCGCAGACTTTAACAACGTGGCCGCGGCGGCCGATTTCAAGGCGCCAGCACTCTTGTCAGAAACCGAGTTGATAAAGATACTCTCAGACGCGGCTAAGACACGCAAGTGGCTTTCCGATGTTGAAGATTACATGTTGACACAGGCAACGGACCATGGCATAGTGCCCACTGGTTACGAGTTGGGGCAGACAAGCACCAATCGTAAGATAGAGGCGCAAGAAGATGCGGTGAAAAAGTTACAGAAAGCTGGAATTGATGATATATTCACCACACCCAGTTTAAAATCTGTGGCACAATTGGAAAAGCAAGTGGGCAAGGGGCACCTCCAAGATATTCTTGGTGACCTGATTGTCAAACCTGCAGGCGAGCCCAAGTTGGTCCCGTCAAAAGCCAGAGAAGATTTTGCGTAAGTAGGGTATTGGGAGCCGCCCTTTTTAAAGGCTCTCGAACAAGTAAACAAGGAGGCCAAGATGGCCAAAGTTAGTGAAAAAGTGGTTACCGGTAAAGTTCGTTTTTCTTATGTCAACGTGTTCAAAGCCGTTGCAATGGAAGAGGGGATGACACCCAAGTTTTCTGTGTCGATTATTATTGACAAGAAAGACAAGGACACGATTGACAGAGTCAACGCGGCGTTTGAAAAAGCCAAGGCGGCAAGCGCCACGCTTTTTGGTGGCACAGTGCCTAAGGGCCTTAAAGGCGGCCTGCGTGATGGTGATGCTGAGAAGGACGACCCTGCGTACGCAAATTCGTTTTTCATCAACGCTAACACGTACCAAAAGCCCGGCGTTGTTGACGCTGATTTGAACCCGATCATTGACCCAGAAGAGTTGTATTCTGGTTGCTACGGCAGAGCGTCTTTGACGTTCTACGCGTACAACCAACAGGGCTCCAAGGGTATTGCCTGCGGTTTAAGCAACTTGCAAAAGTTGTCTGACGGCGATCGTTTGGGTGGTGGTTCTTCCGCCGCCTCGGACTTCGCGGTCTAAGTAGGTTGGTGGGTTGTAGCTTATAAGCTACAACCCTAATTTGTTTAATATACTGAACATTTATTATGATCAAACTTGAATTTACTGTCGATGAAACTAACCACATTCTCGGTTTGTTGGGCAAGCTTCCCTTTGCTGAAGTTAACATGACCATCATGGCCATCGTTGACCAAGGCCGCCCGCAAGCAGAAGCTTTAGAAGCCGCGAAAGCCGCTGAAGAAGTTGTAGAACCAACAGCAGAAGAATAATCTCTGTTGCACCCGACGCCCACTCTCACGCGTGGGCTTTTTTTGTCTCTAAAATTTATCACCATAAAATGAACCAATACCAACAATACATTCACAAGAGCCGTTACGCTAAGTTCATGCCAGATCAAAATCGACGTGAGGACTGGAACGAAACTGTAAACCGCTACGTGAACTATGTTTTTGAAAAGACCCCCAAGCTTGATTCTTCAATGAAGCAAGACATTTTTAACGCCATATCTGGCCATCACATCATGCCGTCAATGCGTGCCATGATGACCTCTGGAAAAGCCGCCGATCGTGACAACACCTGTGTATACAACTGCTCATACCTCCCCGTGGACGACGTCAAGTCATTTGACGAAGCCATGTTCATTCTGCTCTGTGGTACGGGTGTCGGCTTCTCTGTGGAATCTAAGTACACAAACAAACTGCCCGACGTGCCAGAGCGCCTGTTTGAGTCCACGCACGTTATCAACGTGCACGACAGCAAAGAAGGTTGGGCCAAGTCATACCGCCTGCTGTTAGCCAACCTGTACGCCGGCGAGATCCCAAAATGGGACGTGAGCAAGGTGCGCGCCGCAGGCACGCCCCTGAAGACCTTTGGTGGCCGCGCGTCCGGTCCAGAGCCATTGGTTGACCTGTTCCACTTCACAATCAAAATCTTCAAGGCCGCACAGGGCCGCAAGCTGAACACGCTTGAGTGCCACGACATAATGTGCAAGATCGGTGAGGTTGTTGTGGTGGGTGGCGTGCGCCGCTCTGCCATGATCTCTTTGTCCGACCTGAACGACGAGCGTATCCGCCACGCCAAATCTGGTAATTGGTGGGAGACTGCCGGCCACCGCGCACTGGCAAACAACAGCGCGGTGTACGACGTTAAGCCAACAGTTGGCACGTTCTTGGAAGAGTGGACGTCGCTGTACAACAGCCACTCAGGTGAGCGAGGCATCTTCAACCGCGAGGCCGCCAAGGCCGCTGTGGCCAAGTACGGCAAGCGTGACCCCAACTTTGAGTTCGGCACAAACCCCTGCAGTGAGATTATCCTGCGCCCCTACCAGTTCTGTAATTTGACAGAGGTCATGGTGCGCCCAGAGGACACAC